AATTAAAAACTCAAAACTAATATTATACATTGCGTATATCTATATACATCTTATTCCCCCCAGCAGTACTAACTACTGCTGTACTTCCATCTCCACCATTGAAGGCGTTATCTCCTGTATATACCACTTGCTTCCCTGTTGTATTAAATGTTACCGCTCCACCTGCAAAACACTTTCGAAACACCACATTTCTATTTTCTGCCATTGTCGAAACATTAACAACAGCATTTGCCATTACATTAACAGTCCTACCATACCATGCATCACCCATTGTCCAATTGGAAGTGATGGAACCACTTGTACCTATATATTCTGCCAGATGTATAGTTTGCCCGTTTGTTGTAAAAACCCTTTCTCCTGATGGATTCACATTTGTTTTGATACCATTGAGCTTTATCAAACCATCATTTATATCAACAGTAATTGTTGTATTCCCATTCCAATTAACAAGATCTCCAAATATCTTTCTAAATTCAACAATTCCACTGGTTGAGCCAATCTGCAAATTACCCTTACACTTAATGTCAGCACCATCTCCTCCAGACCATGCATTAATTCTAAGTCTTTTCTTAAGGATAAGTCCTAAATTAGATAATATAGCTTCTGCTCCACCTTCTCCTACTTGTACTTGACCATCTGTTCTTATAACAGATGTTCCAAAATACACACCGTTAGTATGGCTGTTGAGCTCATTAATCCTTAGCCATTCATCTACTTGTGTCCTTATGACTTCTTTATTATTCCTTTTATTCCAATTATTTGGAATGAAATCTAAAGAAGGCTTTCCGTCTATGTCATCCCAACGGTGCCTGTGAGTACGATAGGCATATTCTGCGTGAGTGTGTCCCAATCGTGAGTAGCGATCATCGTGGTTGTGGTCTGTGGGTGCCTTGCCATTAAGGGCGTCCTGCAAGCCTGCAATATTGCTAATGCCCAAGGTTTCCAAGATGCGTTTGTTCTGTTTGATGTAGGCGACTATCTCCCGCAGTTCGTCCAGCTCTGTATCAGGAGACTGTAAGATTCGCATGATGTTATCTATCAATTCCTTCAGGTTCTGTGCTGTCCCCGTATAGCCTCCCTTGGGTAATAGTCCTGATATATCCACATTCCACAACCCCTCTAACTTGGTACGTAGCCCATTAGTGAAATCATTAGTGGATAGCATCTTCCCAGGTACTTTATCGACTTTTTTATCTAACAACTCACTATGGGCATGGGAATCTCTTAAGTGGTTCTGTAGCTGCTCCGCAGAAGCGGTACCCTCTAAAGCCGTAGTTAACCCGTCTATATCTTCCATAGGGACTTTCTCACTTTTATGGCGGAAACTGTCAAATATCGCCCAAAAGTGCTCTTGGTTAGGCTTCATAAAGTTGGAAAACCAACGCTTTAAGGTTGATAATGGTGTAATCATTGTATTTTAGAATGAAAGGTTAAAGGATTTTAATTGAATCCAACAAAACGAATAAATTTAACTATTCGTGAAGGCTGAATATTATCAATAGGTTGCTCACCTCCTTTGAGGAGAGCTTTAATATTGTTACCTGATTCTTTTCCCCAACTAGGAATAGACCCACTATTAATCCATCCACCCACATTATTTCCATTATAGTTGATAAGGTCAAGACCAAGGACTTCAAAACCACTTCCATTTTTATTTTTTAAGTCAAGTTCCATTTCGGGTAAGTTGTTTTTCTCAATGCGTACCGTTTTACTCCCTACTTTCGTTCCTATTGCTCCGAAATCACTATCATCTCTCTTATGTCCCACAGGTACTGCCCCCTGCATTTCAGTATGCTCCACCCAACCTTCTGGGATTTCTGAAGCCGGTCTGTCCCATATAGCGACTAATCCTATAGGTACTGTCTTTCCTACTCGCTCTTCTAGCTTTTCCAATCGCTTGAGTAAGGAATTCTCATCTGTAAAGGATTGGGCTTCTATTTGTTGGTTATTTAAAAACCTTTTAAAGTTCGCCCATAGAAGTCCACTTGCGCTGTTGCCAAAAGTAGCATAGCGGGTATATTCTACTGCTTTCTCTACACCATCCTTGAATATTCGTTTCCGTGTGGTCTCTACAATAATGACCTTTTCGGATATGGGTGCTCCTTTGAAGGGAAGCACCTCGCCATTGATATATACCACTCCATCGGTAATACTACGACCTACCCGATCACAGCCCGAAAGAATACTTAGGTTCCCCGCTATATTGCCCAGTGCATTGAGCAATTGGTAGCTCTGCTGCATAAATTTGAGGGTATAGGCACCCAAGGGAAACCCTCCTGTGTTGTCAAAGTTGATTTTATTCATAAATAATTATATATCTCTTAGATGCTATCTTGTAAGCCTCAATAAGGGCTTTAATCTCTACATTTCTTGTTCGTAATGTCTTCGGTATACGTACGGAGAAATTCACCCCACTCACTTGCATTTCTCCCGAAGTATATAGGTATTTTTCCTCTAAATATACAGGTTGATTTTCCGCCTCCGTATAGATATACACTGCGTTAAAGTGGGTCATATCCTCTATACGGATACGCCTTAATGTTTGGTCAAAACTATCATTGAGAATCTTCCTTAGATAGCACTTTTGTCCGTTATGTGTGAGGGTTACTAGGTCGCTATTCCGCTTTTGGTTAAAGCTATATTGGAGTTGCTCCAAGGGAGCAATAAGGATCTGTAACCAAGCTACAAGACGGGCTTTTCTTAAAAAAGTAGGCAGTAGCAAGATAACGAGCCTCCGTAAATTGAGTTCAAAGATTCTCATAGGTAGGTAATGGTGCTTTTGGTATCGTTATTTGTATCAAAATTCACCGCAAAATAACCACTTTCGGGTATGCGACTTATATTTATCTCTTGGAAATTACCCCATATACTCCCTTCTATCCACTTGGTTTGGGCAAGGTCTATACTCACATCCTTGACCCCCTCCACACCTTGAATAACATCGGTAAGGGCTTGTAGGGAGAGCTCACCGTTGAAAGGCAAACGCTTGAGGTAATCCTTAATGGCTTCTTTTACCGTTTGCCGACCCGAATTGACATTCATTCCATTCTCGTTCAGAATAAGTGGATTACGGACAATACGGATAGAGAGCTTGAGCCAATCGGGTTGGTTATTCAATATCGTAACATAGACCCCTGCATACTTGATTTCATTGATATAGCGACTAAATGCCTCTTGTTGGTGAGCTGTCACGGGGGTGAGCGTACCTGCATTATCTGTAGCTATCTTTATCACGATACGGCTCTCAGTCGGGGCATCAGTGACAGCACAATACTTGACTACCTTGCTCGCTTCTATCTGTTCCTCATTACGCCCTGCATTGTTAAATTTGTCACTATCGGGCAGCAGGTCAAAGCCGTATTGGAAGGCTAAAGCATGGCTATGATACCATTTGGCTGTACCTGGTTTAAGCTCGGCAATTCTCCTATCAATATCTGCCCTGTGTAGGTCAAAAATCTTTTCCAAACTCCATATTGCTACGGCTATGATGTACACCCACAATCGCCAAATAGCTACTTTGGAGGTGCTGTTGAGCTCATTCAAAGCAGGCTCTTGCGCCTTAGCCTGTAGAATAAGGGTTTGTATTTCTTGTATGCTTCGTGCCATTGTTCAGTTGTTAGTGGTTAGTAGTTAGCCCCCTACTACAAAGTCAAGGTTTATTGCCCATATACTGATACCCTCAAGGCGTTCCAACACTTGCTTGTCCGCCTTGGTAAAGGCTGTGGCGGGTTGTATACTCTTAGCCGTGTAATAGTTAAGGATATCCTTGTTGGAGATTTCTCCTATAAGTAGGGAAGCCCCCGCTACCATATCATCAGTAACGCTTTTTTCATTAAGTACGGCCAACTCAAAGATACTCTCAATGGTACCTGTGTGTTGCAGGGCGAGGTCAAGGAGTGATTGGTTATGTAGGACTGTTATTGTCATCTAATTCAAAAGTTTTATAGAACTTCTTATTAATTATCTTGAGCAGTACTTTAGCGAAGCGAAAGCCTAAACAATCTAAGTTCTCCAAGAGACTCACCACGAGTTGCCATATAATTCCTATAAGTACTATCCAGTAAAGCCAGTGGAAGGGGTCGAATTCAAAACCTCCAAGACTTGGAAACTCCACATTAGCCGAGAAGGTATGCAGTATATAAATAGGTACTAAGTAGGTGGCTATCTTCAACAACATACGCCCAAACTTGCGACTCTCGTGCTTTTCACCTCGCTTGCAGGAGGCTTGTACGCCTGTAACCCATTCAAACACTAACAATACCACGTATGCAGTTAGGAATAAATGATTGAATCCAAATAGAAAATGCACAGTGGCAAACAGAAAGGAGAGTATTACGTCCATCTTGATAAAAAGAGCTGAAAAGGTGTGACCAAAGGAAGAGTGTAGGAAGTCTTTACTATCCCTAAATCCAAATCCTTGTAAAATGTAATTGAGTGTTATCATCGTTATTAGTTTATTTTTTAATTTATAATGCCTTTTCCTTCACTTGTAGTGGCACCCGTTTGGGAGGCGGCTGTACCTGCTGTGGTTACACTGATACCAGGGGCTATTGTTACCTCGCCACTGCGAACAAAGGCATAAATAAGGCTTGCTAAGCGTTCGGCATACTCTTCCATTGAGGCATCAGTTTTGGTGAGCATATCCTGTTGTAGTCGGATAATGCCTTGTTTGAGTTGTTCTTTGTTTAGTGCCATAGATTAATTATATTGTCCATCAATTAGTAACTTGCCGCCCTCTTTTAGGGCTACATCGTTAATCTGCATACCATCATACTCGAATTGTTTCTTTATTTCGATGAGTACTTCGGTATAGAGGTCATCGGCGAGCATTTGGGCGATGCCTACCCCTACTTCTGGATGTTCTTTCCATTCTCCCTTTTCAGTAGTGAGTATAGCCTTTTGTTGTTGGTTATCAGAGTCCCCCACCTCAAAATCACCTGCCAATAGGCGTAGGTCATTGTTGTCATCTATGAGTATATCTTTCATTAGCTTGTCTGCAACTGGTTTATACTATTAATTGCTCTGAGGAGTTCCTCTTTCACCATTGCCCCAAAGTTCTCTACTCCTTCACGTACAGAGGAAACATATACCTTAGTATCAGTGCCTACATTGCCTATCTGTATATTGATATGTGTTTGTCGGGTGCCCCCTGATACAATGTTATCTTTGGTTTTAGCTCCTTCTCCTGTGGTAGCTGTAGCGTCTCCGGTAATAGGGCTTATTCCTGGCATGGAACTACTTTCGGTTTTCATACCCAGCTTGCCCATTAGTCCGTCTTTTACCTCCTTAAATCTCTTAAACTCTAAAGAGTCCCACGCTTTGCCAAGAGCTTCTTTAGCTTTAGCCTCTGCCTCACCTGCTTTTTTGTAGCCCTCTGTGACCGATTTAGCACGCTCCTGCAAGTCGTTTTGTATCTTGGCAATCATCGCTTGATTCTCGGTACTATCACCTAAACCAACGGCTTCTTTAAACTTATACCAAGCAAGCTTACAGGCATCTATACCCGCCATAAAAGCATTGACTGCTGTATTCCAATGAGCCTGATAAGTAAGGATAAAAGCCTCCCAACTATATTTCATGCCTTGTATAGTATATTCCCACGCCTTACCCCAACCACTTACCCCTACAATGCAATAGGCAATCATAGCAATAAGAGCTATAATACCAGCTATTACCCATGTGATAGGATTAGCTAAAAAGGCTAGGTTCGTCTTAATCACTGCCCAGGTAAGCCTATTTTGCCAAGCTGTAGCAATAGCTGTATAGGTATTGTGTAGTATCAATGCTGTGGTGAATATGCCTATAGCTCCTGCAATACCCCATATAACGGGATTCCCTTCTTGAAACTTCTGAATAAGCCAACCTATACCTCCCCCTATACTCTCAAAGACGGCGGACATAAAGTCTACCAAAGGGCCAAGCATAGGGCTAATAACTTCATATACTTTTAGAGCAAGCTCAGTGATAGAATCCATCATCTTGTTGAACTTACCGCTAAGGGTTTGTCCCGCCTTTTCTGCACCTTGGTAGAATAGCCCTTGTTTATCGGTTGCCCATTCAAAGGCTTGTGCGAGTTCCTGTGCTGAAATCCCCCCTTTACTCATTCGCTCCTTGAGCTTGGCCATACTCTCGCCCGTACGTTCGCTTATCACTTGTAAGGGGTTGAAGCCTGCATTAATCATCTGCATTAAGTCCTGCCCTTGTAGCTTGCCTGCCGAGGTGGCTTGTGCAAAAGCAAGTGATAGACTTTGCATTTTCTGTGCATCACCCATAGCAATATCACCTATGTTCTTGAGCTTGCCAAAAGCAAACTCAGAAGAAAGTCCGAAGGACATCATTGTCTTCTGTGCTTCAATAAGCCCAGCCTTATCATAGGGTGTTTCTACTCCATAATTGGAGAGTTGAGCATATAAGGCTTTAGCTTTTTCTACATCGCCACGAAGCAAAGTAGTGATATTGGCTTGTTGTAGGTCTGCCTCCATCCCCTTTTTGATACTTCCCCCTATTGCAGCTCCCGCCAATATAAGAGGGTTAGTAGCTATTCCAGGTAGGCTGTTTATTGCATCAGAAAACCACGTCTTTATTTTACTACCATTGAGGGTTTGCAATTTGGTAATACTACGCTCTAACTTGTTTATCTCGCTATTGTACTTGCGAATAACAGCCAAGTTTTCTACGGGCAATAAGTCTCTTTCGGCTTTGAGTAAGGCTATTTTCTGTTGCAAAGTATGTACTGAAGTCCCCATCTGAGCAAAGCCTTTGGCTACTTTTGCTTGTGTTGCCTGTAGTTCGCCAAATTTATCCAGCATAGTGTCGTTAGTTACGCCAATTTTTTGTAACTTTGCACTGACTAAATCTTTAAGTGTTAATGTATATTCTAAAATATTTGCCATGAGAGTCTTATTGTTTTTCTTTAACATCCTTGCCTCTATAGGCTTATTGCTCCTAGTTGGTGCGGGATTTTTCTATGGGGCTGCCCTTTTTTGTGTGCCTTTCTATGCTACTTATAGGGCTTTTACTGAGAAAGACCCTTCTACTAAGAGGAGATACACCACTACAGCTATTGCCAGTACAATTTCCTTTTTCCTTATAGCAATACTTGCCCTTATGCTCTCCAAAGGAGCCGAACAAGCAAGAGAGCGTGAAAGACAAAGGCAACAACAAACTACCTATACTACTTGTATTGTTCCTTCTCCTTTTGCCTAAGCCATTCAAGCTCTTTTACTCGCATAGCCCACTGGGTATCGGAGAGGTCGTCGGGATTGGCAATGTGCATATAATAACGCAGTGAGGCGTTGGTGATACGAAGCCAATCCCGTCCCTCGTCTATCTCCGCATCACTTAGAGCTTTTCCAAGGTAGCCTCTTTAATTTGTATAAGGTCGGGTAGTTTGCTACTTACGGCGAGGAACAACTCATCATTTGTCTTTATCTCTTCATCGCCACCCAACCAACAGTTCTCAAGTATGACCTCATTAAACCTTAGCGGATCCTTGGTAGCCAAGGTCGAGGCATAGCTAAGGGTTTTACGGTCGGGGGTACGCAAGTATACCTTTTTGTCTGCTACACTAATTACAAAGATGTCTTTGTACTGCTTTTTCCATTCTTGGATTTGTTCTTTAGTTATCATTTAAATAGATTTTAAAAATTGTTTAATTGCCTATGGGTACTACCCATTATGACTGACGATCTACATCGATGAAGATAATAGGTAACTCTACAATCATATTCTTATCGCCCTGCTTCATTCCTTTTTTCACCTCGGTAAACTCAACATGCCTTAGAATGTCGGTTACTATCTGTCCACCATCTAAAGGAACATAAGAAACGACAAGGTCAAAGCTAAGCCCTAGTATATCTTTACTGGGAGCATCGCGGGTCATTGCCTCAAGCTCACTCTGCCAAAGGCTTATTTTACCCTCATAACTACGGTTTCCCGCCACCACTCCGTGAGGTTTGCAACCTCTACCATAAAGCAAGTCTTTCTCACGCTTTTCGGTATATTCCACCTCTGTAACTCCTATAAGGATACGCCCCCCAAAAGCGATAGAGATGTCACACCACGCATATTGTTTGCTATCGAATGTTGCCATTTTTTCTAATGATTAATTTAATTATTAATGATTAATTACCTTAGGAGGTAATTGTTGTAGTAAAGCCAATATTTACCTCTATAAAGTCTGCATAGCCCACAGGTAATAGTTTGATGCCTATCACCACTTTACCCGTTTGTAGCACACGTTGTGTGGGGTCTATATCAATTTTTACTGACGAAAGCTCGCCCTGCGATACCATTTGGCTTTGTAGAGTACTTTCAAGTTTGGTTTGCCAACTCTTTATAATAGCAGGGTGAATACTGCCATCCTTAGATAGTAACACCTCGTCGCTGAGTTCCTCTACCAGCACTCCATAGCTTAGGAGCATAGCCTTGTCCATTACCAAGCCGTTGCTAAGGCTCTTAAAGTCGTCAGTGGTCTTAGTTAGCGTATTATCGCCCGAAAAATAATAACCAGAGCGACCTACGAAAGTGCGGAAAAAGATATATCCTTTATCGTCTATTGCATCCCATTGGTCAGCTTTGCCATCGATAGTTGTGCCGTCAGTAAAGTAAGCTACTAAGGGCAATACATTGCCATCTTTCACACGGTGAATTTTGCGCTGTACGGGTATTTTTGTGATTTTACCTAAAAAAAGTCCTATAGCTGCATCTTTCTCTTTGTCGTCATTGGCGATAAAGCAAGCTACTTTGTTAAGTTCATTCTCAGAAAAGTTGGTAAGGTCTGCTACCTTGCCATTCCAACGGTTGCCCGACACTACTACCCTAAAAGGCATATATTTCTTTTCAAAGTGCTCTGCAAGGGCTTGACCTTTCACTACAGCTGTTTGTACATCAGCATCTAACCCCGCAGTAATGGTTTCACTACCTGTAGCTTTTTTCACCACACCCAGTACACGGATAGCTCCTCTGGCATCAGCTATGAGAGTTGGGGCAAAGACACCATCTTTGTCAAGCATTGCCGTCATAGTGGTAGCATCTGATACGAGCATTACCCATAAAGGAGTACCCGTTGGAGCTTGGTTATAGAAAGCTTTGATATGCTTGTAAGCAAAGGGGTTTTGAGTTTCTGAAATTCCCAAAGCTATGGCTTCTTTGAGCGAGAAGACCTGGTACGACTTGCCCAGCTCTACTTTGCCACTCACCGTAACTCCCGTTGCTATAAGTCCTGTAGTCTTTTGTATAGTCGTTGTCCTGCCTAAGCCATCTTTGGCGATATTAAATAATACTTTAGGTAATGCCATTATGCTTGGTTTTTAAGGGTTTCTATTCTATCCGCAAGGAGGGATAGTACTTCTGAGCGGTTTTGTTCGTTCTCTTCCTGTAGAATAAGAGTTTCTAACAAATCTACATCTTCTATGGAGGTGATAGCTTTTTCCAACTTCTTTTTACCTAATTGTAATATATCAGGACTTGTAGGATCTACATCTCCCGTTTGCTCATCATCTGATTCGTCCAATAAGTCGGAAGAATTATAGTTCTCCACAGTGTTATCATCTAATGTTTGTGCGTGGTTTTGTGCATCTTTCTTTAGTAAGAAGAGGAAACCATCGGAGGTAGCAAAAAGCTCTTTTGCCTCTTTGTTATTTTCAAAATATTGTTTTGCTTTTTCTGCTGTTGTCATTGTATTTTGTTTTAAAGTTAATATAGGAGTAGGGTGAGGTGTGGATACCATTGAACTCGTCCTCTCACCCTACTATATTCCTACAATATAGCTCCTAAGTATTTAGGTGTTCTAGCTCGAATTACCCCTACTAAGGCACGCTGTGCAAAAGAGATGGCATCGGCTTGTAGACCTGCATCTCGTAGGGTAGCATACATCTTTACATCGCCGAAGCAACGGAACACTTCACTTGTTACCCACATAAATGAAGCACGTTTATCGCTACTTGCCTTGACAGATCCAAAAGGTTTTTTCTCCTTAGTAGTGCCATCATAAAGTGGGTTTTGACTGTATTGGAATACATTTATTCCATACATTTGTTTTTCGTTCATAATATCCTTGTACAGACGCTTGTCCTCCTTACGGATACGAGCAAAGTGCTCAGGAGTGAGGCAGATGTTTACACCCTCAACGATGTCTTTTTCCTCCATAAACTGCTTAAGGTCAATAATGGCATCTATTATTGAGTCACTACCGGTAAGAGCAAGCACCTTATTCCATTCATTGTCCTTTTGTGGTGCCCATGCCCAAGCGGCACGCTTGCCTAAATTCTTAGCAAGAGAAGCACGGTGGCGTTGTATCACACTGGAGCGTTTGTCATAAGAAAGCTCAATTTCCTGCAATTCACGGTGTAGAGTTTGTTCAGTAGAATAGGTTTTAAGCACCACTTCGTTAGCTATATCGTCAATAGTGGCTACTGGCAATGCTGAACTGGAGGAGGCAAAATAGTCTTCGTGTACCGTTGGTTCCACACCTGCCTCTGCTAAGTGTAGTTTATTATTCTCTACATATTGCGACAAGTCTACACTCTGATAGACAAACGAATTATTAGGGATAGGGTTTTCTTTAATACCTGCTATCCATACTTCTGTCTGCAAACCCGCCATAGCAACTCCACTAAAAAGGGACGGAGCTATGTATTGGGCTATGGTGGAAACTGCCACAATGGTAGTGGCTACCACAGGGACTGAGGCTCCCAACATGGGGGCAACAAAAAAGGAGGCAATAAGTGCCAATAATGCATTAATGAATAATGCTTTTAATGATAATCTCATACTTTTTAATTTGTTTTTAAAGGGTTATTAAATTACTATTTGGTGTAGCGTACACCCTTAGCATACTCTTTGGCTAAGCGGGCATACTCTTCGGGCTGTTCGTCCCTAAGTTGGCGGAGCTTTGCAGGGTTGTGTTTTTGCAAGTAGTCAAAACTCTCATCGGTAGTGGCTCTTGGTTTTGCTCCTGCTCCTAAAACTACCTCACGTACAGTGTTAGTCTTTCCTTGTTGTGCGTTCTCGGCTTCTTTGTCGGCTACGAGCTTAGAGAGTACTGCTTTTTGTCCATCAAAATCGGCTTCAAACTGCTTTAGCTGACTTTCTTTGAGGGCTTCTGGGATAAGTCCTAAACTAATGGCTTTATCTACTAAAGTTGTAGCTTCGGCAGTGCGAGTTTCGCTAATTGTCTTTTTCAAAGCTACTATTTCGGCATCTGCTTTTTCTTTAGCTGTTTTGAGGTTATGTAAGGCACTTAGTACTGCCTCTTCTTTCACATTGTCGCCCATACCCAAGGCAAGGGCTATCACTTTAATATCCATATTATTTGTATTATGTGTTACTATTTTCTTAAGTTGGAAAGGCTTTCCGTCTTTGGATAGCTTGAGGGCATTGTCGTTGCCCCCTATATCTACAATGGAGATTTCCACAAGTTTACAAGCGGTTACTGTTTCATATACTTGTCCTTCTAAAAGATGATGTGGATCAGCAGATACTTCTTTGATTTCGGCAAACATAGAAGCCATACGTATATAGCCACGCTCCACTTTGCCCGCTATCTTCTTAGCAAACTCGTCTTGCTCGTCAAACTCTACTTCAGCTATAAGGGTAGTCCCTTCTTTGTAGAGCTTTGTACAACGCCCAATGACTTCACTACCCTTGTTACCATATCCATCTCGCTCGTGCATAAATAGTACCACGGGGTTGCGCATGTATTGTTGGTAGTCAATACCTTCTGTAAGGATACGGTATCCATAGCTATTTACATTCTCGGTATTGATGATAAATTGGTGCTTCATTGGCTTCCTATTTTGGGTTAATTTCTCAATTCGGGTGCAAAGGTATTGCAGGTTTTACGGCGGGGAAAATCGGCGTACAAACCTTGTACTAATTCTGTACAACCATTGTACAGATTTTGTACAAGGCTTGTATAAGAATTTCGTTACCTCCCTTAATCCTACGAACTTTGCAACGAAAAAACAAAGAAGTATAATGGAATTTGACCTCAAAGAACTCACTGCACGAGCATTTTTAGACTATGTAGGACCAGCCTTCCCCTCGTGGTGGGCTAATAACAAAACAAAATATGTACTACCAAGCCTCTCGAATATTAGTGAGGCACGTAGCAATGGTAGTCAGTATTTTATGACACTTAATGTAGCCGATAAAGCAGGCGTGCAAACGCTGTTTCCTAACGAACCTTTAGTGAGCTTTTCACTCACTAAAACCATTGTAGAGACGGCAACAGTAGGCAGACACCGCAGGGGTAAGGTAAAAGAGTACATCGCTACTGAAGACTGGCAGATTACCATTAAGGGGCTTTGCATAGACCCAAACAACCCCGACTTGTACCCTACTGCACAAGTACAAAGCCTTAACCGCTTGTTTGAAAAGAACGAAAGTCTGGAGGTCATAGGTAACAAACTCTTTACCCTCTTTGATATTCGTAACATCGTGCTAAAAGATATTAGTTTCGAGGCTATGGAGGGCAAGGAGGGCATACAGAAGTACACCATCAAAGCCGTGTCGGATATGGACTTCTATGCCGAATTAGACGAAAAACGAACCCAACTTAACAACTTATACTAATGTTCGTATTACAGGCAATTATAAAGATAGGTGACTATACTTTTAAGGCAGTACATAGCGTGAAGATCACCAAATCGGTAGACGAGTTAGCCGATACCTGTACGATTGAACTTCCTACCCACTTTAAAGTAGCCAAAGGAGGTGATAGGCTCTACACGGAAAAAGCTATCAAAGCAGGCGATAAGGTGAGCGTTACCCTTGCTTATGAGGGTGTATATAGCGGAGTAGAGTTTGAAGGCTATGTAAAGAAAGTCAAGCCAAACATTCCCGTAAGCATAGAGTGTGAAGACGCTATGTATTTGCTCAGACGAAAAAACATCAACAAATCGTGGCAAAAAACAACTCTTAAAGAAGTATTGCAGGAGGTAGTGAAAGATACTCCTATTGCCTTGGCTGATAATATACCACAAATGCAGTTAGACCAATGGCTTATTCGCAATGCCAATGGTACACAGGTGTTGGATAAGCTCAAAGAGGAATTTAGGCTAAGTATCTTTATTAATGATGAGGGCAAGCTATATGCAGGGCTTTCGGAGCTTACTAATATAGGGCAAACCGCACGCTATGACCTCAATTATAACATTGTGGCGAACGATTTGGAATATCGTACCAAGGACGAACGTAGGCTAAAAGTACAATATACCTACATTGACAAAAACAATAAAAAGAAAACTGTAGAGGAGGGTGATCCCGATGGCGAGCTAAGAACCTTTCACACCTCTGTGGTAAGTGATGAGGCTAAATTACGGGCTATGGCACGGGCAGAAATGGAAAAACTAAAGTATGACGGCTTTGACGGCTCTATAACGAGCTTCTTAGTCCCTTTTGCTACACGTGGTATGCAGGCACATATTATTGATAAAGAACTGAAAGAGATAGATGAACGCTACTTCATTAAGAAGGTAGAAACTACCTTTGGTCGCAATGGGGCACGCCGACAAATAACCATAGGAGCAAGATTATGAGTATAGATAGAGAATTAGCCGAGGGGCTTCGTAAGTTAGGCAAACGCAAAACCCCTACCATAGCCGTAGAAGTAGTATCAGTAGACAAAGCGCAAGGCACATGTGAGGTGAAAGACGATGAACTACAATATACTGTGCGTTTAGCTTCGGTGATTAATGATAACACCGAGCGTTTTTACCTCTTCCCAAAGGTAGGGAGTAGTGTGTTGATTGCTTCGATAGGGGAAGACGAAAACCGCTATTATGTGGTAGCTTATAGTGAGATTGAGAGCGTGAGCCTACGAATAGAAGACACTCAGCTTACCATAGACAAAGCGGGGATACACCTACAACGGGGTGAAGTAGATTTTAAAAGCCTTTTAAACGAGCTTTTAAATGAGCTTAAAACAGCTATCATACAAACCCCTGCAGGAGTTGGGAATTTTGCCCCTAACAACGTGGCAAAGTTTGACGAGATTAATAACAAGATAAATGAATTACTACAATAGATATGGCACGATTGACAGCCGTAGAGGCAGATTATAAAAGGTCGCAAGGTAAAGAACTTTTTACTAAGGGTTTTAGCATTGCCAATATATCGGAAATGATAGGCATAGGTATTAAGACACTTGGCAAGTGGAGAGAGGAGGGCAAATGGGACGATGAGAAAGAACTACAAACACTCAGACCTTCCAATATTCGCAAACTCACCCTCAAGTGTGCGCAGGCTATTGAGCGGGGTGAACCCTTGCCCTATAAGGCGGACGATATTACTAAAATTGTTGCCGCCTTTGACCGTATTACTGACCATAATAAAATAGCAGTATATACGATGGAGAGCCTTGACGGCTTCTCTAATTTTATCTTAGAGAAAGCAGGGCAAAGCACGGGCAAAAAGCGTGAAGCCTATATGAACACAATCAAAGAGATACGCCCTTACTTTGATATGTATATAACCGAATTATTACAGAAAGGAGATGACTAAAACAGAACTCAAAGAAGCCAAAGAGCGCTATTTTGCAAAGTCGAAAATGATACGAGAGCTTACCTATGAGGCTATACAGAAGGAAACAGCGGATGAGCAAGAAGCACGTATCAAGCGACTTTTAAAACCCGAAAACTATGGTGAGTTTTTCGATTACTATTTCGGGCTTGACAGTGGGTTACCCTTGGGCGATGCCAAGACACCTAAGTTTCATATTGACGACTATATTCGTTTGTACAAGGACCCGTTTATACGCCAATTCAGAAAGAAATTTAGGGGTGCAGGTAAGTCCATACAGTCCAATGTGGGCAATATATGCCATCTCAAACAGAACAACCTTACCTTCTTTCCTATCCTTATAGGGGCTAACGAGGGCTTGGCTAAAATACTACTGTCCGACTTACAAGCACACTTGGAGAACAATCAAAAGTTTATCAAGGACTTTGGCTTGCAACTCTCTTATGGGGATTGGTCGGATGGTGATTTTCAGACTACAGACGGCAAGCACTTCAAAGCCTTGGGGCTTAACCAACCTTTCAGAGGGTTACGTTTTGGTATGTATCGCCCTGACTTGGCTATTTTGGATGATATAGAGGACTTAGACCGTGCCAAACGCCCCGATATGATAGAGAAGTATGGCAAAAAAATAACGGGCGACTTGGTGAAGGCTTTTCACCGCAAGCGAGGAAGGCTCATCATCAATAACAACTATATCGTCAAAGACGGCATATTGGACTATCTCTATGACAAGTGGAAAGATAGCCCACACCTGCACGACTCGGTTACGAATCTTGCTACTGTGAATATCACCCGAGAGAACTATATGGATGTAGAGTGGGAACCCTCATGGAAAGAACGCGATACTAAGGAGGATATTATTCGTATCCTAATGAATGATGACTACTATACCTCACAGCGGGAGGATTTCAACAATCCTATTGAGGAGGGCAAACTCTTTAAGGCGAAAGATATTGCCTTGGTACACATAGCAAATAATGAGGCTTGGGACGGATTGCTTGACCATTGGGACTTATCTTACACCGCTACGGGCGACTATAAAGCGGGGGTACTCATTGGTATCAAAGGTATTAAGCTGTACGTGTTGGAAGTCTTCTGCCAAAGGTGTGAACTTAATGCAGCTATGGAAGTACGTGCCCAGTGGGTAAAGAAGTACCTCAAAAAAGGCTATAACACTATGGGATTCTTTGATGCTACTATGGCGCAGAAAGCCGTCTATACCCCTATTATTATGCAGAGTGCCGAGGACAATGCTTGCCCTAATATCCCTATTGGTTTGCACCAAGAGGGTGATAAGCACAATCGCATTTCAGCAGGTATTACCAATGCGCTCTTTCGCAAAATATTGTACTGGGACGAGAGTCTTCCCAAGCGTTCAGAACGTGACTACAACGCTTTTATTAAGCAGGTGCTTTCCTTTGAAAAAGGCACTACCTCACACGATGACGCCCCCGATACCTTAGAGCGTGCCATTACCCTTGCCCAACAGTATTTTGGCTATTCCGAAAACCCTTTACAAAGCGGGCGACCTTTTATTGCTAAGCACAAAAGGCGTAACGTATAACCTTATTATTCTCTAAAATTATACACTGATGACCCCAAGAAAAGAACTATTTGTAAAAGTAAAACAAGCCCTTACTACCATTGAAGGTATTGAATTGATAGACCTGCAACGTGGTCAGTTTGATAACCCCGAAAACGGCTATCCCGAAATATGGACGGCTGCACTCATTCAGGTAATGCCTATCACATACGAGACGATGACCCAACACGTGCAAGAGGGCGAGTGTGAGTTTCATATAGACTTCTATTGCAAAGACGGCTGGACAGACCAACACTTAGGCACTGCCGACCCAGAAGAGGGACTTATGGAACTGGATATATTGGACAAAATCACTGATACGATACAATTCCTACAAGGCGAGCAGTTCAAACCCGTACAGCAGGTGCGAGAGGAGGAATTGCGCTTAAGTGATGATGGCATTATGAGCTATCGCATAACCTTTACCACTCATATTTATAGGCGCACACCCTACCCCTATACGGGTAGAAGATTGCAAATCGCAAGTCATTAATCATTAACAACTAATCATTAGTAATGTGTATTTAACCAAAGAAGAACTCAAAACCGTAGCCACCAAAGAGGTAATAGACCTTATCACCCAAGGCGACGAGCAGATAGTAACAGAAATCATTGCCGAAAGCATAGACCTAATAGCTTCTTACTTGTACAAGTATTACGATACCGAAGCTATCTTTGCCAAAGAGGGAGATGAGCGCAGCAAGATACTACTGAAGTACCTCAAGGATATTGTTATCCATGAAATCTATATAAGACGAACTAAAACCCTCAACCAAGTGGCAAAGCTTAGGTATGACGAGGCTATGTTATGGCTTGAAAAAATAGCCAAAGGAGAAATAGAAGTCTCCCTACCCAAGCGCCTAAGAGACACCGATGGCGACGGCACCCCCGATACACCCACCCATTTTATGAAGCTCGGAGGGCGAAAAACCTATAAAAATCATTGGTGATTATGTCTAACAACAACTTTACAGAACTCCGCCGAAACCTCGAAGTCCTCGCACGATTAGTGAAAGAGGATATCCCTATTGTACTTAAAACAGAGGGACTCAAGTTTATTCAAAAGAACTTCCAAGATGAGGGGTTTAATGATGAGGGCTTACAGAAGTGGCAACCTCGCAAAACTAC